GCCTGTCCGGATCGACGCCGTACTGACGGAAGAGCTCGGCCTCGACCTCTTCCTCGGCCTTCAAACGGATGTGCTCGAGCACGTGCTTTTGCAGCGACAGCGCGGCCATCGGATTGCCCTGCAGGATCGGCGACATGCCCTGCACAAGGTGCGCAACGATGTGCGCATCGTGCAACTGGCCAGCAAACGCCTTCAGGTCCATGCCGTCCAGCACGTCCGCGTTCTCGGTTGCCGGGTCCTTGGGCATGCCCACACGCTGCGGACGCAGGATGCTGTCGATATCACGGATGTTCATCGCCGAGTACATGCGATAGAAGGCCTGATACATGTTGTGCATCTGCGGCGCGGACTGCGCCAGCTGCAACTGCGTCTGCGCGAGCGTCACACGCTGCGCGGTCGAGAAGATGTTGGGATCGGCAACGGGCAGCACCGCCACCATGTTGTCGAAGTCCTTCTTCTTGATTGTCCGCGAGGCACCCGGCACGTCATAGGGATACTCATCCGGCAGGTACGCTGCAAAACCCTCGGCCAGCAGCTTGAATTCGATCTTTTGGGCATAGTGCAACCGACGATGAATCGCCGACATGACCATCGAGCCCCGTTCGAGCAATGCAATCGTGGTGCCCACTGCCGCATATTGGTTGCCATCGCCCACCTGCATGTCTGCCGTGTTGGCCAAGCGCTGACCCGCTTCCACCGAGAAGCCCAGCAGCTGGAACAGCGTCTGCGACGGCTCCTTGTACGGCAGCGGCAGCATCTGGGTGGTCAACTCCGCGCCACCCGCATCCATGTCGCGCCATTCGCCCGGCTGCAGCGGCACATCGTCGTTCATGATCCGCGCGCCTTTGGCCTTGAAGCCTGCAGGCAGGTTGGCGAGCGTTCCAGCGTCCAACAGCTGGCGCAAAGCACCCGTCGCGGCCCGTGACAGGCCACCAATCAGGTGAACAAGGCCCAAGCCATACGAACCGAGGCCCTCGATGAACGTGTAGTGCACAAAATACTGCTTGCGCTGCTTTTTCGGGTCGTTTTCCCGCCAGTTTCGACGTATGGCAACCACTTTCTGTTGCGATTCTTCGATTGTGACGACATATGGCAGCTTGATGCCCGTCGGTTCGTCGTCTTCATCCTTGTCTTCAAAGCCCGGGAGGTCCAAATCGACCTGAAACTCGAGGAAAAACAGCTCTTCGGTCTCCGTTGAGGGCAAAATCCCCGAAATTTTGTCGATTCGCTCGCCAATTTGGTCCGGAATGGCCGGTTGCGGGCTCGGTTGCAGGTTCAAATCGAGGTATTCACCGCAGTAGACGCGCTTTCGGTAGTCGTTATCGCTCATCGCGATGCGGTGCGTGATCCGAGGGCACTCCGACATGACGCTGGAGCCCGCATAGGGGATGTACAGGTCGTCTGGCAGCACCAATTTGCTGACCATCCGCTCCTTTTGGTAGTCGTAGTAGACCTTTTTGAAGGTCGAACCGCCATATCCGGTGTAGAACATCGCCTGATCGAACTCCGGCGTGTACTCCTCCATCACCGTGGTGATCTGGTAGTTCATGAAATCAGAGACGCGCTGGGCCTGCTGGAGCTTTTCCACCGTCTCCTTGCCCAGCACCTGACTGCGAACCGGCCCGCAGGCTGGCATCAGCTCCTTGGTGGCCTGCGCTTGGAACTGGACCACGGCCTCAGACAGCATGGGATGCGCCACGCCCGATGCGCCCTTGAACGGCTTGGTGCGCTCTTCGTACTTGAAGCCCAACAGCTCGAGGCCCTTGGAGTACTGCTGCTCCCACTCGCCGCGCGAAGTCTTGTCGGCATCAAACAGGACCATCAGCTCGGAGCTGATGTGGCCCAGTTCCGCATCGTCCACCACCTCGGCAAGGTTGGCATCGAACGAGATTTCCTCGTCGTCGCCAATCTCAACGGTCGCGCCACCGTCCTCATCGAGAATGATCTCGATGTCCGGGCCTTCGCTGTCCATCATCTCCAGCGCATCACCTGCGCTGATCTCGTTCAATGCCTTGTCGATTGACATGGTCGTCCTTACACGTAGGTGCGGTTGTCGTCTATCTTACGCTCAACCAGCCCGCCATTCTTGAATGGGATGCCCGTTTGACGCAACCGGTCAGCAGTTTCGTTGCTCCAGCGAATTGCGGGCGAGATGTATGTCTTGCCTGTCAAACCGTTTTTGTGCTCGACTGCCAAGAACTCAAAGCCCGCCTTTTCGCCGCCAAGGTCCTTGATGACCTGCTTGATGTTGTTGGGCACATTGCGATACAACTGCGCTTCTTTCGATTCTGTGTAGGGGAAGCTGACCATTGTCAGGCCGCGCTCCATCGCACCATTGATGGCGTTCTTGATCAGCAGCTGCTGCACCTCTTGCGGCTTGTGCTCCATACCAGCGAAAGACTCACGCGTACTGTATGGCGTGCCTTCCTTCATCACACGACGCTTTGCCGGGATTTGTGCTTTGACTTCCTTGAGCATCTTCTGCAAGGCATCCTGAAGCATTGGGTCTGACTCTTCCATCATCTGCAACACCCTGTCCATCCCTGTTTGACCTTCGGACGACTTGCTTGTTAAGGCCAGCTTTTGCAGCATGAAGCTGCGTGCCCTTTCCAGATCGTCCCGCATGGAAGAACCCTTTGCATACGGCTCCAGAATTTTTTCGATGGCTGCATCATGCTTGCTGATCAGTTCGCGATCTTTTTCCACGCCCGAGCTAACCCGTCCCAACGTGCGCAGATCATCCAAGCGATCCGATTGCAGCTCCAGTACATGCATCGCCTGTGTCTGCCCCTGTCCCGGGATGATTGCAGGAATCTCCACGAACCGCGAGAAACCAATCGGGTTTTCCGAAGCAATGCTTGAATGCTGTCCTTTATAAACACCATGCCGCGCTTTAAACGCCTCGATGGGCTCCAGTATCTTGCGCCCCCGTTCTTCCATCTCCTTGATCAACGGTCTTTCTTGTTTCATAAGTTGTTCGACAAGTCTTTTTGCTCTTGCTTCATCATCAAGGGTGAAAAGCGTGCTTTGCTGTCGCCGTAGGGCTGATTCCAGCTCTTTACCGGACAAATTTAATTCTTTAAATCGGAATTTTGTTCTTGAATTTGTTTCTAGTAGTTGATTCAGCTGCCTCAATCCTTGCCTCTGTATTTCATGCTGGGCAGACGATGAGATAGGGGGATCACCGGCAGACCACGTTTGCATCAACTTGTCGCGTATGGGGTAGTACCCCTCATCAAGAATCGGGTACTCAATCTTGCGCATCGCGCTATTCAACGCGATAGTTTTTGTGTTGCGCATTTGCTGCTGAAGGTTCTTCAGGTCTTCCAGCATTTTTTGGCCAGAGGGAATGTTCTTCCCATAGGGCCCCTGCAAAAGCGCTTCCAGCTGCTGCATTCCTTGTTGCGCTTCAGCAGTGTTGACTCTTTCTATCAACCGATAGTGAGAAATCTGCGAAACGGCTTTTTCCACTTCCTGCATGGCAGGGGTTGCCTGCTCCAGCAAATTGATCGTACCAATCGGTTCGCCCGGGTACGGATTGTCATGGCCAGAGTAATAAGCCCCTTTCTTGGGCTCCTTGATTTCCGTCTTCCATCCGCGCGGGGAATACAGGTCCGCGAGCCGCGCTCCGATCTCCTGCCCAGTCAGTTTCGTGCCCGGCGCAACATCAGCCAACGCCTCCTGCGCCCGTGCAATCTCGTGCTCACGGAACTTGCCCTTCAGGCTGTTGAGGAACTGCTCGGGCGTGGTCTTGCCCTGCATCTGATCAACATGCATCTCCAGCTTGCTGACAAACGGGCGCTCGGCCTTTTCGTGCAGCATCAATTCATCCCACTTGGGCATGGCCGGAGCAGCAGGGGCCGGGGGCACTTCCGGCATGGCCTGCAGCATCTGGCGCGATACCGTGGGCTGCGCAGCCGCCACGGGCGGCTCCGGCACGACAGCAGGAGGCTCCGGCACGACAGCAGGGGTCTCCGGGGCCGCAGCCTGTGCGGTAACCGGACGGGCCGGAACAGCCTCTGCCCGGGCGACAGGGGGCTCTGTGCGCGCCACCGCCGCTTCCTGTGCGGGCATTTCCCGCAGCGCCTTGGCCGCTTCCCCCGCTTTACCTATCATGCGCCGCGCGCCGAGGACAACGCCCGTGGGCGACGCAAAGGATGACAGCATTGATCCCGCCTCATAGGCGGCCTTCAGATTGGGTTGCGTGGGCGCAGGTTCGCGCAGCCCGGCGTTTTCCATTTGGCGCTTCAGGTACTCCGTGCTACCTACCTGCTCTTGGTTGATCCCGGGCAGGATTTTGCTGATACCGGGCACGTTGCGGCCGATGAACGTCGCAATATCCACCGGCGCACCGACGATCGCATAGGGCAAATCCGCCACGCCCTTGCCAAATGACTTGGTCTGCTCCTTGAACGACTCCCACGTGCTGCGCGCCGGGGTCTCGCCCTGCTCGGGGCTGCCCTCGGCGCGAAACACCGGGTTCGTCCCCGGCATTGTTCCACGTGGAACATTTCCCGCCATGCTGGCCACCGTCGGATTGGCGGAGTTGGCAAACGGGGACTGCACCTCAAATCCGGCCGGCGTGATGGGCTCGACCACGCCACCCATGGCCAAACGAACAGGACCACCTCCTTTCGGTTGCAGTGCAGCAAAAGGGTTTGCGGCTTTCAGGTCCAGCGATGCGACCACCGGTGTCGGGGCAGGCGCGGCAGCCATTTCATCCAGCATGCTGCGCGCCCGTACCAACGGCTCGCCCGACTTGGTGGTGTACTCCTCGTCATCGTCCTCATCGCCCAGCGCGGCCAGTGCCAGCGCCGCCTGATAGTCCGGGCCATACTGGCTGGCAG